ACTAGCAGCAGAAGACTAATATATTGGGGGCGGCTAGCGTCGCCCCTAATCCATCATCCACTTATTATGAGCACCGGCAAAACCTCTGATCATTTGCTTAGTCGTTGCAACAGCATCAACTGCAGACTTAGGAGCAGGTTTTGGCATACTAGTTCCAGCATTATTGTTATTTGTAATAATGTCACCTTCATTTACAACAATTGGCGCAGACTTACCGGCTGCAGCTAGAGCACCAAATGAGTCAAGTATATCAAAATTAGTTTCTCTACTGTCCGTTGCCGGCATAAGATTTGGTGAACTATCTTGGCTATTTTTATACGCTCTTAATCCCATATTATTTAAAATGCCTGAGAATAAATTAAGAACAGACTTTTCAGCAGCTTCTGGATTATTTTTGTAATAATTTTCTAGGGCTTGTTCATTAGATATCTTTTTATATTCAGCTGCAAACATAGCCGCAGCATCTGATAGCGTTACTGCAGCTCCAAACGGACTATCCATAGGAGATACTATGCCAGCTAACCGTTCTGCATTTGCTTCAGTACTAGCTCTTCTTAATAAATCCCTTAAAAAGACTTCTTGAGTGGTTCCTACTCTGGCTTCAGCATCTCCAAATCTAGATCTGCCAATTCTTCTTCCTGCCTGTTGTATACGATGAGTTCTTTCACCTTCTAATATAATATTTTTAGCAGCTAAATCATTAGCTGCCTCCGCGGCATCAGTAAAGGCTCCTCCTATAGATGAAGCCGAAACAGCAATTTGAGTTGCTGCAGCTGTAGCATCTGCTCCTGATTCAATAAGCTGATTAGTTAATCTACGAAATTGATCTAATCCTTCATCATAACCAACATCGCTTCTACCCAATACATCTGCTTCTAGTTCAGTCGCGGCGGCCATCGCAGAAGTATCTCCTGCAGCCTTTGCGCCTTCAAATGCTGTTCTAGATTTATCAGCAAAATACGATGCTTCATCTGCTGCTAGTTGGCCTTGAAATATTCCAGACATGAAAGAGCGTTGACTTGCAATCATGGACTTTGCTACTTCGCCTGCAGCTTCATCTTTACCTTCTTGAATAAGCCTGTCGACATCTAATTGCAACTTATCTAATTCTTCAAGTTGCTTTTGCTTCATTCTATCGCCTTTGCCTTTCATCCAAGCGGCGATAGCTGACACTGACTCGTAAGCTATATAAGCTCCGGCGGCCACAAGAGCACCAACTGGCCCTCCGACCATAAACCCTACCCCTGTAGCCGCCATCGCATTAGATACGGTGTCAGCAAAATCTTTTGACCCGGTTAAAGTTTTAGCAAAGTCTCCTACAGAATCTGCTACAGCTATAGCTATGCCTCCGATTCCTAATCTACTTAAAAATGTTTTTCTTAATCCTGGGCCATTACTGTTAGGACCTCTTCCCCCTCCTGACAGTAAACTACTAACAGCTGTACTAATTAACTTAGGGCCGAAAATAAGAGCCAGACCTCCAGCAAATCCTGATACAATTTTAGATGCATCTATTTGCTTGCCAAACATTGACCAAGTTGCATCATCACCAGTGATCTTATCAATAATGGGATCAACCCATTTATCTAGATATTTAACTCCGAGTAAAGCGCCTAAAGCAGGCATAAACAATCTCCCTGCTCCCATGCCCAGTAAAGCCCCTATGCCCAAGCCGCCGGCGGTACCGCCCAGCGCATTTTTAAACCCGTCTAATAAGCCTCCTAATCCAGCTCCTGCAACAAACCCTCCGCTAAACGATTTTGGAGTTGGCTTATCCCTATCTTTAATCCTACTTTTGCGAGCTTCTCTTTTTTCTTCTTCTTCATCGCCGGCTTTTCTTTGGTTATCCAAAGATTCTTGAATCTGGCCTTTAAGCATAGCAGAAATGTTCTCATTTACACTAGTGAGAACACCGTTTTGCTCTTTTAATTGTTCTACTACTGCTTTTAAATTTGCCATAGTTACCTCTGCATATTTTGTCTTTGGTTTTCTTCATTCATTTTTTTAATATCATCAATAAGCATACTAACATAAATCTCCCTCTCCCACGGTATCATTTGGTCTACGTCAGTTAATGAATACTTATGATTTTGTATTAACTGATAGTTTACCCTGAAATAGTTTATTAAACTATCATGAGAGAGGCCTAGGATAAAAAATCTTGTATTCCTCTTAATATTTCTTTATTACTATGTTCGCACGATTCACAGTCATACTCTAAATCATATGTTATTGCAGGAAGATTACTAACAAATGTTACAATTTTATCAAATTGTTCAGACGTAAGACTTTCCATAAATTCCTTTTTATCTTCATCAGTATATTCCTCAAACCTAATAATATCATCTTCCGTATAGAGACAACTCATGCATAACAAAACAGTGTTGTAAATATTTTCTACAGCCGAATCTGTATTCATATCTTCTCTTAAAATAATCTCATAGGATGGATATTTCATTTCTATAGTAAACTGGTCATTAAGAACAAATTTTTTGTCAGGTCCCTTTTTAATTTTTATATCTTCTAGATCTACTTTAACTTTATTTTCGTGGTCGCATTCTCTGCACTTCATTATAAGATCAGCGCTCTCACCTACACTTTTTCCCCTGATTTGTAGAAAAATATATTCAAGATCAAATATTGCTAACTTATCGATTTCAATATCTTCATATATACAGGCCTTAATAGTATCTACTACTGCCTGTAATATCTGTTTTTCATCTTGAGACTCTAATGCTATTAGCAGAACCTTTTGTTCTTTAACTAAAAACGGTCTAAAATATACCTTTTTGTCTGTTGATGGAATAGTGATTTCATACTTTGGTACATCATTTAATTTGGGTAGTGCCATTCATTTCATCCTTTACGAAAATGCTCTGCTAAGTGCGGTCCCTATTTGTGTTTTAATAAATTTCTCAGTGGCATTTTGAACGCCAAATTCTACTGGTTCCCAGTTAGTATAAGATAACTGAATGTTAAGCTCAACTAAACCGTCTAACTCGTTATTTAATTGTATAGCATTCATTGATGTCGGGAAAGCATCTATGAGTCTGCAACTATAAACGACTTGATCTTTTGTAACAAAATCTAAATCAAGTTCACCTTGTGCAAAATCAAATGGTCCGATTTTAGGCAATCGGCTTTGAATTTCTGCCGGCAGTTTTGGTAGCCCAAGTGGTGTAGAATACACTGGAAGACCAAATCCCTTTTTAAGTTGCTTAATTAGAACAGGTTTGGCATAACCCTCTTTCCCTCTTTGGTATCCTACTTCCTTTGTTTCTTGATTAACTGCCAAGTTTTGCCATGTCTCAAAATACTTTCTAATACCATAGTCATTCATCACGTGGAATGTCATACTTGTATCTGTTATTGCATACCCGTACGGAACTTTCTCAACTTGCATGCCGATCCGCCGCTCACTAGTTAGTATCTGTCTGCCTGGTAACTGTACATCTTTGCATAAGAGGTTTACTTCTTCTCCTCTTACTCCGTTGATAGAAGGAAGTATGACCTGGAATACACTTGACCTAGCCATGCCATCTCTTTTAGATATAAGCCCTTTAAATTTATCTATCATTAGATCATTTTCCTTGAAGAAGAATAAACAGCTGCAGCACTTGTTTTTTGCCAATCAGCGGTTGGAAGAAACGCTGCGATCTCCCACTCGGGCGCGTGTACTTCAGCAAATCTACTTCTCACGTTTCCCGCAAGATAATGTTTGATACACGGCTTAAAATATTTAAACTTAGATGCTCTCTTTAATGTATTATATGTAACGTTAAATTTAGTTGTCTCGTCATACTTACTATTATTTGTAATATCCAATAAAGAGTCTAAAAACTTTGCTCTCAGCGTAGGTGGTATATAATGCAAATTAAGTCCCATAAATCCTTTTGGTGCAGGGCTTAATACAATAGTAAGCGGAAAGCTATCATAGAACGGGAGTTTATCTTTATGCTTAGGATCATAGAAAAACATCTGCATTGATCCAATAAGACGTCTGCTGCCGAGAGATAGTTGCTCATCTTTCATTAATTGATTTCTATTGATTCGTCTGATACCTTGTACCTTACGACGAAACCAGTCACGCGACTGACTTGTGCGTGGCGTAATACCTGCCCTAAAGGCGTCTTGTTCTATTTTTTGAAATAAGTTGCTCATGTAGCTTATTTATCTCTTTTTTAAGACTTTTTTTCTACTGATAGGCTTTATCGGCCTAAGGGGCTTCAACGCACCTTTTTTACTCTGCGAAGGCATGATACCCATTTCAGTAAGAGTCTTTTCAGTCCATATTTGGAATTCCCATCCACGATCTTTGGCATACTCATTTGCTGCTTTCCACTTGTTCATATTTTTAACGTAAGTCATTGCCTCACCTATATAGCGTTTTGATTTATCAGGCCGCTTAGGTGGTTTCGTTTCTTTATCTGGCTTTATTTCTACAAGTATAGTCCTATTGTCTTTAAAGGTTATTTTTAAATCAGTAAAATAGCGATGGTATTTTTTATCTACTTCCCATAAATATGGTACAACTACTTCTTCTGAAGACCAATTTTTTATGTTAGGATTATTATCGCACCATACAAAACAATATCTTTCCCACATGGATCTAAAGGTTACCTTGTCTGGATCACCCTTATA